TTTATATGTGTATATGATATAAGTGATATAGAAAGAACATTATTAGCAACATCAAAAGATTCTTCAACATAATCATGGATAGTGTTGGAAGTTGATAGAACTAAAGCTGTCTGAGCATTAACACTATTAGACACGCTATTAACGCTATTAGATGTATTATTAACACCATTTGATCTTAAATTTATAGCATCAAAAGTTAAATTGATATTATTCGAGTTTATATTGACACTTGCTGAAACAGAGTATACAGAGTTAGCAGTATCGAATACAAGATTAGCTGTTTCCTCATAATAATTATACTTATCAACTAAAGCCTGAGTAGTAGATAACCACTGACCAAAAGTATTACTATTACTGATTTGTGTGATTGGCATTATTGAACCTTATGTTGTATCATTTCTATTAATAATTCTTTTATTGAAGCTAATTCTTTTTTAAGGAAATCTACATCAGATTCCATACTTTTAAGTTTAATGTAGATTTCCTTCCTGCTTTTGTATAAAGATAATGCTGTATTATCTTTATTTATAAGTGCTCCATTAGAGCCTCGATATATACCTTGTACTTCAGTTCTACTTTCCATATTATAACTGAAGTGCTATAGCTTTAAGATCACCAACCCTTGGAACTATAGATGCATCTATAGACAATAAGCCAACTTTTACTGCATATTGTTTAAATCCTGTGAATGTTGCATTATTCACAGATACATATTGTACAGCCCCACTAAGTCCTGTCATCATTTCTTGTGGAATCTTGTAAGAAATAGACTTAAAATCATTATTATCTGTCACCGAAGATACGACACCAGTTTCAACCCTCTCCATTTCATACCATGGCTTTGATGAGAAAGATTCAGCAACATCTTCACCATGACGAATCTTCATCCAAACTTTAACATCTGTAGATGGTGGTATATATGCTGTTAAATTTACTAACAAATCTTCAGCATCTTGCCCATCAGCAAGAGTTGTTGTTTTTGATATATATTTATTAATTAAATTACCACCAGTAGAATTAGTTTCTTCTGTGATATCATCATTTACAATGTTCTTCACCATAATGGAGTTAGAACTTTTTATATCAATAACAGGAGATACAAAGCTACTTGTGGAACTCATATTTCCACTCATAAGTAATGAGTTACCCCCACCATAATTACTTAGCTCATCTGATCTTGATTTAATAGTGTAACTTTGACTAAAGTTAAATGAAGAATCTGATGGACATGGTGTATATGAACTGTCTAATAGTCCTGTATTCTTAACAACACCTTTGATACCAAAAGCAGTTGATGTTTTCTGAAATCCTATACTAGCAGGTTTCATGTTTACAGTTGAATAATCCCAACCATCAATACTAACTATAGTTGAATATATATTAGAACTTACTCCTTTTATTATTCCATTAGCAAAAAACTTCCCATTTGATGTGCCCAGCTTTATAATATTTGTTTGGCTATTATACTTGTCAAGAATAGCTATACCATAATCAACAGTATCCACTACAGCAGTAACGAATTTAGTATTTCCGTTTGCATCCAAAAATGTTACTGAAGAGTCTAAAACTATATCAAAACTATCTGTATAATAGGTTCCTGTTATAATATTAACGATGTTACACACACCATTTGTTGTGTTAATTTTATCTCCAACAACTATAGTATTTGCACCAACAACGTCTCTAACAGTTATAATATCACTTCCATTTATAATTTCCCCATATAAGCTATATGAATCATTTGGTTGTGTTATATTAAAAAACTCATATGGTAAGTTTCCTAAAACAGCTAATCCAGTCACATTTGTAACAAAGTTGGCTCTATTAATACGGATTTTCAGATCAACATCTGGTACAATACTCCAGTTAAGATTATTGTTTGTAGTATATAAACTACCAGTTAACTGTCTACCTGTTACTGGATTTCCAGTAATGATGTCTGTCTCTCCTAGTCTTGAAACCCAAAAGTATGTATCTGGATTTAATCCTTCTGTGTGGATTACAAAAGCATACTGAGTGTTATTCAAAAGAAAGACAGGAGAACTAAACTTAACATTATGTGGAGTAGATGCGTCATTTGTTGTAATAATCTCATCTGATTTGTACCAAACTTCAGAATAAGGAACCTGTGTTCTTGTTACACCACCAGCATTATCCATTTCTCTAATTTCAAACCAAACACCTAAAGTTGGATGCACAGATTCAATGAATACATCAATAGATGTGACAAATATACCGCTCTCATCTTCAGGAGCTTGCACAAAAAAGCTATATGCCATACATGATGGTCCAAGAATTTTTGTGGTTTGGAGAACTCTTTGTTCTCTAGCAACATCTTGGTGTAATATTGCTGTTTTGGTTGAAATAATCGTATTCTGCTTTTGGACATTAACTCCACTTGCTACAAAATAAGAAGTTGCATAAGAAGTGGCATCTATAGCATTTGTAGGACTATCAGTAATAACAACTTCCTTTTGTCCGACTCTAAATCTCTTTCCATTTTCAGGAAGCCTTAGATTACAGTATAGTTCACCATAAGCATCTGATCGAAGAATATCTCCCTCATTTCCGTATACAATAACATCATTATTGGAAGTATATGGAGTTGCATAAGAAGACATATTCTCGTTATCAAAGAAGATGTAGTATTTTGTATTCGCCTTTAACCCTCGAACTGATACATTAATAACTTGAGGCCGAATGTATGGTATAATAGACACATCTGTTACAAAATTACCAATTTCTTGGGTATCTTTTTCGTATGTAACTGATGTTTGAAGCCCTGTTCTATATTGACCTTCAAAAGACTCAAGCACACCATTGGTGTATCCACCATTCAAAAGATTATAACTTGCTGTCTTATAAGTCTGTGATAAAGCGGCGGCGTAGCTTGTATAACTTCCAAGAAGTTGAGCATCGGCTTTAACTTGACCATCTTGTAAAACCAATCCTGTCCAAGGACCAGATTGTTTATAAACGTTATATCCAGCTACATAAGTTTCCCAAGACCCCCATTCTGTGTTAAGAATAGTAGAGTTTGGAAGATCATTTCCAAACTCTACTGTTTTATCAACAACAGTTTCATCAATCCATGTATCAATATCTGGATTTAAGTACGCATTCCCAATAAATCTGAAGACACTTTGTTCAATATTTCTAGTAGTAGTAACTCTTGTTTGTTCTAAGAACACAACTTCACTGTAAGGAAGTGTCACTAAATTCCCAGTTCTTTGAACATTTGATGAACTTGATGGAACAAAATCGTATAAGAAAGAATCCATATTAAATACTGGACGTATAACACCTTCAATCTTATCTACAGCTATATTGTAGTCAGAGCTATAAGTTAATCCTAGAGAATGATCTAAGAAGCCATCAACAAAGAATCCATTTTTGAATCTATCCAATCCAAACTCATCCAAAACAACCATCTCTTGAACACTTTTCTCTAATAGATTTAGAGCATTGTAGTATTCTAAATTCTCGATTCGCTGCTTAAGAACACCAATATCACGCATTGTATGACGGGCGTGAGTCATTTTTTGGATACCAACACCACTTCCAACTTTTCCTAATATCCTTGCATATGTTGTTGATAAAGATGGGTATGGAGGAATATATAAGTTCGAGATTGCCATAACCGATTCAGGAATAGCAGGAGTAACAGGATATTGATCAGGAACACCTCTAACAGCAGATATAAGACCATCTTTATCACATACTATAACATCCCTTCTAGCAATATAAAAAGAATAGTCACATATAACTTGACTAGATGGTGAAGGTATCCTCAAACCATTGATATCTTTAACATAAAAAGAATCTGTTTGTGATGGATTGATAGATGCTCCTGCGACTGTTACTGAGTCATTGGATGTGCTCACTTTAACAGGTCGAAAATCTACACAATTTCTCAGATCATATTCATTTCCATTGAATGGTGATTTGTAAACAGGAATCTCATGTGTGAATATACTCGTTGATGATTGTATACTATCATTAACGTTATATGAATCTATAGAAAAATATCCGGCTCCCTGTGTAAAGTCTGGGTAAAAGTAATCAAGCTCAACCAAAAGATGATCGCCAGATGATAATGGAGTTCTTGGTTGAATAGTTGCATGATCATATAAATCATCTCTCTGTCCATTATCAATAATAAACGAATCTGTAACAACATTTCCTTGAGAAGAAGTTGTAAATTCACTAGAATCTTTTCGAATCTGTCTTATCTTAAATACATCAGATACTCCTAAATTTATTGGGGCTGTATTTGATGTCAAAGATGCGACATTTATTTTTACAAATCTGTTTGGTCGTAAAGTCTTACTTATTTCTCTAGCAGAACTTCTTGTAACGCTTAGAGAAACAGATACATCAATAGTTGATGAATATGTTTCTTGAAGATTGAATGCCAATCTCTTACTTGAAAGAACAGTAACACTTCGATCAACACCAGCAGTTACACCTTTACCATTAAGGTTTACAATATCACCGATAATATACTTTTTAACATAAGATTGACCTGAAAATGTTGATGAGAAAGTCTCAGCAACAGTTAATGATGTATCAGATGTTATATTAGTTACAGTGTAATTACCAGAAACTGTGTTAACGCTTATACGATCACCAACATTCAATCTACCAAAAAATGTTCCTACACCATTTAACGTATTGGTTGATATATTTGCAGATACTGTTCCTGGTAAAGATATTGTTGTTGCACTATTCACAGTCAGTATTATAGACTGTTTTTCAATATCAGAAAGAGTTCCAGATGAACCGTAAGAATGTGTCTCAAGAGTTGGTATGATATCAACACTAAACGTTCCATCTGTATTGACAGTAACATCGTTAAATGTTCTTTCAAAGCTGAATATGGTATCAGAACCTGTCTCGTTATTTAGAGATTTTGTATAATTTGACCCAAGTTTGTATATTAATAAACTCTGGAAAGTATCATTTAATACAGCACTTCCATCAGATAAAATTACATCTGAAGAAAACTCTGAGGATGTAATACTTTTTGTTTGTGAAAAAGTATTACTTCCTGTCATTTTGATATCAAAGAGATAAATATTATATTTCTTATCTCCGATGTAGTCTAAAGCTTTGACTTTAGCTTCACCAATCTTTGCGCCAATAGGAGCCTGAGTACTGTTTATATGATTAGTAACTTTTTGTTGAGCGGTATCGTATAGACTAACTACACTAGCAGTATCTAAGATTACATAACCAACTACTTCATTCACAGTAAGATAGTTACCATTTCTAGCAGTCACGATCTCAGAATTTACGTTGATAGAATCGATACTCTTTCCTACTTCAACGTATTCTGTAGAAAGTTTATTAACTTCATACCCCTGAATATACGCCAATCCTGGTTCAATGCCGATAGCTAAAAGATTCGCATCACCACCATTCTCTTCAGTTAGGTATCCCTCATTGTTACCAGTGTCCAAATGTTCTCTTGTTCTAACACCAAGACCTCTAACAACATAGTTTCCAGATTCATCAAAAACTCTTTTAGCCATCTCATCAGCCAATCTTGAATAACTAGAACGGTCTTTTATCTCAGTTAATACACCGTTCTTTATAGATGCTAATGAAAAGAATGTTGGAGAAGAGTTAACATCTATAGATGAAATCTTAACAAGAGTTGGAACATATCGTAGACGATCCGCACCTGGAGCAGTATAGTTATAAGACCCAAGAGCAGGATCAAGAAGAGTTGTGTCTTCTGCTGATGTTACAATACTTTCAACACTATCAAAACCGATAATGCATGTAGGATATTGATTAATTGGATCAAGAATTATATTTTGCTTATGGAATTTTGTAAAAAACCCATCAGAAAACACTACCCCATCATCTATTGAAAATACAGACCCCTTTCCAATATGGTCTGTATCTACAACAGTACAATTAATAGTTGTGCCGTCAACATTAAGAGCTTCTCCTGCTAAAAATGTTGAGTACAATTCACTTGATGAAATATATCTAACCATTAAAACATCAAAGCTGTATCCCCAATCATTTCTTGATGCAATCTGATAAATATATGCTTTTACACCAGAGATTGATCCTGTTATATACGAACCAACAATTGATGACTGATTTGATGTAATATCAGATACACTTTCAATAATTTTTACATAATCGAATCTCGTATCAACTTCAATTTGACCACCAAGGACTATGCTACCATCCTTAAAGATATGACTACCAAATCGATCAATCTGTGTTTGAAGAATTGTCTGAAGTTGTGTTAATTCACGAGCCTGAACAGCTTGTCCTGGTTTGAAAAGAATCCTATAAAAATTTTTATCTTCATCAAAATCATCATAGTATGGGGATAGATTGAAATTATTGCTCATATATTTTCCTTAGAATTTTAGAACTAATTTTATGTTTTCTGCTTGTCCATCATACCTATTTATAGGAGATATATTTTGTGCATATAGTATATCTCCAGAGTATGGTTCAAATTCTGGATTTTTAATAGCAGATACTACTCTCGATGTTGTGTTTCCTTTTAAAAGACTTCCTATCAAAGGTACACCTTTTGTATTTATCAACCTAACATTATTGATGTCTGAATTTTGGGCATGAACTATTCCTGAAAATGTGGAGTTTGATAGCTGTAATCCCTGAAATACTACTTCATTTAAATCGAAATCTGATCCTGGTAATAAAGTAAGGTCAAGAGTCTGTGATATAACATCATTAGCAGAGTATACACTTAAAGGAACAGTATTACCATATAGATGTGGATTTGATAGTACACCATACTGTCTAAATGACGTATCTATAGATATCATGCCATTTTCAGTCGAATCTATCTCACCAAACTTTGTATTAATAATAACACTTTTTGCTCCCAACTCTAGGGCTGGATTATAGCCATGACCATACTTTGGTGGTAAAATAGCTCGGGCTGAAGCACCTGTCCCTGTACCATAAATTTTAACATTGGCTCTTGAATATCCACTACCAATTGTTGAAACAGCTATCTTCTGAACTGTTGAATTATCAAGGAATACTTCTAATTCTGTATTTTTTCCATCACCCTCTATAATAGCTCTTGTTTTTAAAGAAATCTCTCCTGAACCATTGCTAGAAACTGGGACAGATAGAGTAATTTGCCTTGTTAATGGGTTTAAATCTGTTATATATGTTTTGGGAAGAATACCAGTTCCATTGACATACATGTTAACATTTGTATACTGAGTATTCGCAACTGTAATGATATTTGTACCAGATACATAACTTGTTACACCAATATTACTATCAACATAACCAGCACCATTCGCTGTTACAACTATAGAAGCTAAAGACCCATCAATAATATTAGTAGGACTAGAGCCATATTCTTGTGATGATATACCAGATGGAACAGGTATCCAATCTTGAGTTACGAATTTGTTCCCATCTTTAATATTATACATAAACTTCCATAGATATGATCTATTTCCAGAGTTGTTGATCGTTGAAATAAAACCATTAGAAGAACTATAATCTCCTAGTGGTTCTGTTACGGATAGACTGTTGTTGTCATTATCCAAGCATTTATAAACATTTCCCTCTGAGTTTATAACAAACATTGAACTGACGTTACACTCTGGACTATTACAAAATAAATCTTCAAGAACAACACTATCATCAAATTGCTTATATATTGTATTTGCTGTCCAAGTATTTCTTGGAATCGCTAATTCAACATCATTACTTGATATTTTTTTAGCAGCGATCATGGTATTCCAGATATTCTTTTCTTCTTCTACACTATCAATGATATCAGGTATAAGTGTATCTGAATTTGCATAGGCATTTGAGTTTCCTATGAATATATATTTCACAACCTTATCAAAGGATGTTGATATAATATCTCTTACAAACCTATTAGCATTATCGTAAGAAAATTTTAGTGATGTATAATTATGTGACATTTTTACGCTCTAATTGTTAATGTTTGACTATTTGATGTAAAACTAAACGCATTCACAACTGTTAGTGTATTACTACTGATTATAGTATTTACAACTTGTACCTCATTGTTTACAATAATAACAGACCCAGGAACAAGAATACCGTTTGTTTCTGATAAAGTGAAGTTAGTATTTGTGCCAACTAAATAAACAGAACTGTTTGTATTTACTAAACCAGCTATACCTATATATGCTTCATGTTCAAGTTTATCTATAATATTTTCTGATATGATAGTTGCTTCATGATTAAACATATACTCAGAGAATGCTTTCATTCCAGATGGGTGTATTAAATTTATTAAAGCATCTTTGAACTTAGAAAATTCTATCTTAGATGATATTAGGTATGTAAAGTCTACATAGTAATCGAGTCCCTGGATTTTCATGTCTTCATTAGACAGTAACCCTTTAGAAGAAACCCATCTCCCTTGAGCCTTCTCTGTAGATGGCGACATAATAGGAACTGCTGTAGCAAGCTTATTACCAAATCCTGTAAGATCAATGTTAGGAATAATGTTGTAACCTTGACCTTGATCTAAAATTTTAAATGATTTAATCATACCAGCATATTTTATATTACCAAACTCATCAACAGGAAGAACACCAACTAACTCTTCACCCTCTCCCATTAAACACCTTACAGTTAGGTTGGCTCCGGTTCCTGCTGAAGATACTGTTATATATGGGAACTGATTATTTCTGTAAGAGTAACCACCATTATGTATTGTTACTCTAGTTATAGTCCCAAAATCATCAACAAGTGTGACTTCAGCATTAGCACCACGTCCTTCAAAATCTCCAGGTTGATTTGTAAATATCAAATAATCACCAACACTGTATCCTAATCCACCGTTTACTATATATATTCTTCCTATAGCTCCTATTTCATCTACAACAACATCTCCAACAAATGGAGGATTAATATAAAGCTCTGGGGATGTTGATATTAAAGACGTGTTAACTTCTATAAGAGTTGCTGGCCCAATATTGGATACAACTGAAAATGTTAATGCATCCTCTAAGGTTGATGTTAAATTTTCTGCACCAACGGCTGGAAAACCATAGTCTGAAGCTGATATTATAACATTAGCGTAATCTTCTATAATATCTGAAATAAATGTTATGCTATTTGGAGATATAAGACCACTTTCGTCTACACTTATTACTTGACCCTGGAATGATGTCGCATCGACATCTTTAGCGTTGACATTATTGAAAACTTTAAAGCCAGCACCACCATAAGTTATATCAACATTCTCAATAACTCCACTCTCAACATCATCAACTACAATTCTAGCTTGTCTTGTGGATGATCCAACGACCAAGGCCGGATCACCAACATTATAACTTGCCCCAGGATTCGTAATCTGGATATCAAGAATATATGATAAAGAGAATAATCGAACATTGAATAAAACATCTTTTTCATTTAAAAAGGTTGTGTGTATTGGTTCACCGTTTATAAATGAACCATTTATAGTTTTTTCGTTGAAGTATATTTGTAGACAAGTACCTTCACCAAATACACGACTGCTAATTTTTTCTATAATAGCTTTAGCACCACTTGTACTACCAATAACCTCACGATTAACCAGAAGACTTACATCGAAGAACATATATTCAATTGTAATTTCATCTCCATCTAATGGAGCCACATCGAAAATGAGTTTCTTAGCTTCTCGTTTGATAAAAAAATTACCAGTCTGAGTTATTCCATTGATAGCAACTAATATAACATCCTCAGAAACTTCTTGAGCAAGATTAAACTCTTTATTTTCACCATCTCCTATAAAAAAAGTTATAACTTCTTGATTTACTCTTAAAATATTATCAACAGTCCATCTACCATCGGATGCTCTTAAGATATTATCTTTTGGCGTTGATAAGATAATATCTTCTCCATAAAGCATTCTAAAAAGAAGTTTAAACGATTGTTCAGAACCTTTTGAATTATAAAGAGGATATATGTTCTTAAGCAAAAAATCTTTAGATACACTTGTATCTCTAGGTACTAAAGAAGCATATACATTATAAAATTGATCTTCAAATTGATCTAAGGACTTATCAATATCTGGGATATATCTTAAGGTCTTTAACTTTGATGTTAAATCATTCTTCTGAGAAACCGATCCATCAAATTGCTCATTCTCAAGAAACTCATAATAAGCTTCGATAAATGATACAAATTTTGGGTAGTCTTCTGTTATGAACTGTGGGAGTTGTTTATCAACTAATATAGATGTTCTAAAGTCTTTCATTATACATTATGTGTTGTAATTTGAATAGATGATGGATCATTTTCATCTATATGTAGTAAAGTGTTCATAACAGATTGTACCATATTAGAATCAGATTGTATTGTAATTCTAACTGTATCTGAACCATCAGAAACACTTTGAATATTCAAGTCTGTTATAGATATCGATCCAATCTCATAGTTAATTGATCCTATTTTATTGTTAATAACAACACGTTCTGCGTTTGCGTTGAAATATACAAGCCTAAGATCACCAATTCTTGTATCAATAATAGCAACTGCTGAAGCACCAATACCTCCACCACCAGTAATATTAACAACTGCTCTAGAGTAATCTATACCCCTATTCGTTACATTTATAACTTCTATCCTTCCATTGACAATCTTAGCTTCTGCTGTTGCACCATAACCATCACCAGTAATTGTAACTGTTGGTTGAGAAGTGAATCCAGTTCCAGGATTGATAAGGAATATACTTGAAATACCTGTATCAGAATTTGGAACCTCTTCAATAATAACCTGTCTTTTAACACCATTAGAATCTATTACTATAAACTCTGAGGACATTAACCGATCAGAAGATGTTCCTTTCTTTAATGGAAGATTGTATTGTAAATTGTAATTATAATTTCTTCCAAAAACTGGGGTAAATCTTTTCTGTACTTTAACATCTATATCATTTCCGATAATAGCTCCATCTGTGGAATCTATATTATCTTGTAGTCTTGATGATATTAAAGATGCATTAAATTTATTAAGTGTCTCTCTATTATACGTTAAAACTGTCTCTTTAATACTATTGACCAACTGTGAAGGAGATGATGTTGTTTTATTCTGATCATACCGTACTTTAATATTAAGAATAATAAACAAATAGTCTGGATCAATTATCTCATGGGTTATCGAGATAATTGATTTTGGAGCTATTATATCATCAATAACTCTTTGCTTTTCATCCTCAGAAAGAAAATAACCGTCTTTAGGTTTGATACTGACAAATACTTTTCCATAAACCTTTGGAGTCATATCTTCCCCCCCCCAAACAGACAACGAATCTATAGATGGATATCTAGATTTAATGTATGTTCCATAGTCACTAAGAGTTACTAATCGATTTTGGGTAGAGTACTGTGATATTGCATTAAACTTAATATCATCAACAGTCTGACGATCAGCACCACCAAAAGATTCTTGAACAGTCTCTACAATATATGTTGTAAATGAATTTATCTTCGATACTGCTGTGAAAACCTTAAGTTTGTTCGCATCTTCTCCAGATGTTGAGAGAAATGTTACAGTTACAGTAGAATCTGGTGGCAAACTTTTACCTACAGAACCGTTTCCAAAGTATATCTGATACTGCTTTCCTGATATCTCTTGAATAAAAAATACTGGACTATCACCATCAACCTCAAGAATATCCGATGCAAGAGAGTAAGTTTCAACTTCAGTGTTGCTAGTACTCTCTTTAACAGTAACCTTAATAGTTTTTGTATCAATGTTAATGTCAGGAATAGTAAACATTGCTTTTGGGTTGCTATCTTGATCATAGAAGAAGTTAAAAGTTGTATAGCTTCCTTCATATATTGGAATATCTTCAAAGTAATAATTGCCATTGACTCTTGATGCTGTATATTCATCAAGAGTACAAAAGTTGTATGTTGTATTATCAATAACCTCAGATTTAAATGAGAACCCTCTTGGAATTGTTATACTTGGATATTGATTAGCGTCTTCTGGGATTGTTATGTTTACTATAGCTGATGAAGCTGTTTTAGAGTATGGTGTGTACCCAAGAGTCTTTGAATGTGATACTACTGAATCTCTAAGGATTGCTGTATCCAAGAAAGCTTCGTTAGCTACCATATTTAAGTAATAACTGTTGTAATGTGTATTATAGGCCAATAATTCAATAAGAACATTTAGACCCGCTCCATCGAAATCGTAATCTTGAAATTCGGTTTGCTTCTTTAGAAAACTTTTAAGGTTATTCTTAATAGAATCAAAATCTAGTTGTGTGATATTCAGTTTATTTTTTGACATTAACGCACTCTTTCTAGTAGAAATTTAATTGTTATAGGATCAGACTTGTTTAACATGAAAAACTCCATTACAACGGAAAATGCATTATTATCAAAATCAACACCAACTGTAATAGCCTTAATTTTTACTCTTGGTTCGTAATTTTCAATAGTCTGTTCAATCTCTCTTTGAATTGCTGCGGCTGTAATGTTATCCATAGGTTCAAAGAGAAGTTTTCTGATGTTCGAACCAATATCAGGTTGAAATAGTCTCTCATAATGGTTTGTAAGTATAAGATTCTTAATAGAATTTATAACAGCCATTTCATTGACATGCTTATTGATATCCTTTCTGATAGGGTGAATATTGAAAGTCAAGTCAAGATCGCTATATCTTTTTGTAGTACTTATAATTACATCTGCCATTAAGCTAACCTAGTTTTAAGTTTATCAGTAGCCAAAAAGTTATTTACTAAAAATGTTTCTGTTTCGCCCATCATCGTATATCTTTTTAGATTCTGATATTCTTCAACAACAAGCTTTGATTGTGTGAAAAAGTTCTCATCATGTTGTCTTCTTTCAACAAGAAAATTGCTAACATTTGAGATATCAGATATTATAGTATCAATCATGACGTTTGATAAGTTTGATACTGTGTTACCAAAACCATCATCCCCAATAGAAACGCTTATTACATTCTGGTACTCTGAGATTGTATCTAATAAGATATTTAGTTCATCTTCAACTAAAATACTTGTAAATGATCCAAGTATAGTTGCGCTATTAGATGTACCATCTGCTTGTGTTGTTAGGAATGTTATATTCTTCCCGACAGCTATACCTGTATCATAGTGAGGTAACAATGCCGTATCAGTATTTATCTCAACAACTCCAGACAATCTTTGAGTGTGATCGTAGAAATCGTATGCATTATTAGCACACTCAAATGATATATTAATAATAGCACCAAGAGTGTTTATATCACTATTAGCTGAATTAGCTATTGCTATACATTCTACTATTATATCTGATGTTACACCTGCTACAGGATTACTAACATAACCATTGACAGTATTGTTTATAACATCCTCATATGCCCACTCAGGTAAAAGAGGGGGAACAAGATTCATAGATGCTTTTGATGCTTCACTGAACTCTATGATTGTATTAGAACCATCAAGAGGGTTAAAGTTATATCCAAGACGATCAAAAAAAGTTGACATTACATCATTCCTATAATTGGTTTAGAAGTTGGTCCATGTGGAGCTATATGAATGTGCTTACCATAAATTCCTGTATTCAATATATCGGTCATCAAAACTGCTCTCATCGTCCCGAATGTTCCTAGTGGTGCATTGACAGTTCCAGAGCAATTAACAATCCCAGGAGTAGCAATAGGAATACCTACAGATATACCTCCAGTGATTGTTACAAATCCTAAAGGACCGGCTGTCATTCCCATACCAGCATCTACACTTGTCTTTGAACTCATCATATCTGCTACTATACTTCCACCGACCATGACATCTGCGGTGATGTATAAATCATTACCCGAAACCAATCTAAGTGATCCTGTACCAGCACCGGCAGAATCTGACGCACTTCCACCAGCACCAATCCTCATATCAGATTCACAGAGAATGTTGGCTTCACCTTTTGTTACATGATTGAATTTTCCATTAACATATAAATTATAATCTCCATCAATCTTCTCTATCTTATCACCTTTGACATTTACAATTGAATCACCTTCAATTGTAACACTACAGTGTCCTTGAATAAGAATATTTTTATCATACACAGTTATTTCATATCCATCTCCATAGACTTTATGCACCTCATCTCCATTTGGATGCATCTCTATGAATGTACCGCTTCTATGCTGCAATCTAACACGTTCTCTTTGAGGTGTATCATCGATCTCAAAAACATGACCGGATTCAGATTGTGTTATATTGTTATACGGATATTGTGGTGGTGTATCTTCATTGGCAGCAGATTCGGGTTCAATCCATCCTGAACCAAGATCACGATCCTTTACTTTAGATTTCCACTCTCTCCCATCAGGGTATGTACTTTTTGCCATAATTAAGGTCCATTTGAAGTAATCATCCCTTGGTCATAAGACCCCCAGGAATCGTTTATCCAACTATCAATCTCCCCACCAACATCTGAAGAAGACATAGAAGAATTTGGGGAAAGAAAAACATCTATCGCCTGAATCGGTGATGAAGCTACATCCAAAGCCTGACCAGCAACATCTATAGATGCCTCTGTAACGCCTCTCAGACTGTCTAGAACCTCTTCTACCCCTGTTCCCTCTATTGACCCCTGTATGTTAACTAAATCCTCTATAGGGGCTGCTATGGCTCCTACGAGGCTTCCTGTACAACTTCTTACAAAAACAAGTGTCTTTTCAGGAAGGCTTAAAATATAATCCATCATCTGTCGTGCCTTGGCAACTACATCGAGGATGACATTCTTTACTTCCTGGATTTCAGTCATAATCATACCTAACTTCTTTATGCTTGCCTGAACTTCTTGGGCAAATCTAATAATGACTCTTGATATACCACTAGGATCAGCACCTAATGATTGAGTGATAGATTTAATGAAGTTTCTTAGGGATTCGATTATCGTACCAAAAGCTATCTTAACATACCCCATCAACTGAGATACCTCTGAAGATATATCACATGTATGGGAACGATCTTTATTGTTCTTATCAACAATCGTTCCATCCATAACACCTCTACTTAATCTAGAGGTTGTCGGTTCATCTGCCTTTCTTCCAACCACATCACTAGGTGGTTGTGGGGTTGTTGG